TGCAAACACAATAGTCGAGCTAGCAGCAAAAGCAGCTATCGGCGCTTGGTTTAACACAAAAGAAGTTGCACCAGCATTGGCTGCTGTGTCAACAAACGAACCCGAAGGGATGTACTGGCCATTAGCAGCAAGTGAACCAACGTCTGTACCAACAGGCAATGCAAAAGGCAAAGCAGAGCAGGTAACAGTAGCGGTAGAGATGCTTACATAAGTAGCAGAACCCAAGGTCACAACTGTGTCAGGCACCAAAGCCAAAACACGAATTGGGAGCGCATCGGTAGTAGCGGGTGTATCGCTAGGAGCCAACAAAGCGTTAGCAGAGTCGCCAGTATTTACGTTACCAGTGTTGTTGATCATGGCCAAGTTTTGACCAATCATGGCGCGGGCGCCAGAAGCAACAGTAGTACCAGTATTACAAACGACAGCCTTGAACACTTGATCAGGGTCTTCACAAACAATAGCAACTGCGTCACCAGCGGTAGTGCCAGCGGGCCAGTATTGAGCAAACTGCTTTTGTTTGGTGGTTGGGTTTGTGTAAGAACAACCCAAGAAAACACCAGTCACAGTACCAAGAGTACCGGTAGAAACAGACAAACGCTGTACATTACCACGGGTCAATCCAATGATGTCGCCGTAGAAAATGCTAGTCGCGTATCCGTAAGGGATCGCATATTCACGGGTAGCACCCGCAAACACTTGCCCACCGATCAAATTGATCGGCTTTAGCCCATATGGGGCGTTAACAACGGGATAAGCCATTTAAGACTCCTTTAAAAAATTAAGAACCAGAACCAAAAGTTACTTTAGTTGATTTCTCAGAAAACTTTGACATACGTGGATCGTTGTCTCTCATGAAACTGTTATCTACCGAGTCCATTTGAGCCTTGTTTTGATTAGCATAATATGTTGATTTCTGCGTCAAAAACTCAGACGGAATGCGGCATAACAATAATCCACCCATCTCAATGCTTCCCTTAAATCTGCCTTCAGTGTTTGCGTGCATCATCAGCTCAGGATACTCTTCAGCTTTGCAAGGCTCATAACCTTCGCGCAGACTGGAAGAAATATTCTTTGGATCTGATGATCCCATCATGCTAATACGAACCCAGCGATGTCTCCAACCGGGGCGATCCTCTGGACTCGGAAGCGCCTCTGGAGGTCTCCAAGCCGTTGGTCGCATTTCTGTCTCGCGCGTTTCTGTTGCACGGGGTTTACGGGTTTGTACTACATCATTCATATTAGCCTCCAAGTTTCTTAAGTTCAATTGCGTATTGCTCTGGTGTTATGTTGAATTTTTTTGCTAAATTCACCTGCGTCTGTGACAGCCTCACCTTGGTAGGCGAAGTCGTCCTCATTGCTGGAGCAACTACGGATCTTTGTTTGGGTCGAGCCGTTGGCGCTTTAGGAACTTCTTCCTCTTGTGTTTCCTCAAATTGCTCTGGGAAACGACGACGCATTGTTTTGTTCAATGTTTCGTAATATTCGTCAGATCCAACTGGTACTCCAGTGTCTTTAAGCTCTTCGTGTAAGCCTAAAGCCATTGCAGTCATTACCTTATTTGACCCGAACCACCTATTTTGTTTTTGCCAATTTTCAGCGCGTTCGTCAGGTCTAGGTACAGATTGAATCTGCTCAGGTTGAGTTTGTACCTCAAATTTCTCTTCTTGTAAAGCAGTTGGCTTAAAACTGTTGGCGCGGAGCAAACGAAGGTTGGCTTCTTGCAACTTCTGCTGAGCCTCCATCATCTGATCCACATCACCAGATTCGTATGCTTCTTTGTATCCCCTCTTAGCCATCTCCAAACTCATGTTGGCTGAAGACTGGATAGTTTCCACATATTCCTTTTCGCCAGAGGAGATCATCTGCCGCATCTTCTTGTTCTCTTCGGCAATCTTCTTAGCGTAGGCTATAGCCTCTTCCCGCTCACGATGGGCTGCTTCTTTCTCGCGGCGCTCGTCGTGCCAGACTTTTTTCATCTGCTTTAGTTTTTCTTTTACCGTGTCGTCGTATTCTTCTAGCTCGTCTTTATCAAGCTTTTCTACGATTTCCTTGGGCATCGGATCACGTTTTTGGTCGTATTCCGGTGTGTCGTCTACTATTTCAATCTCAATCTCAGGGGTGTTTTCTTCTTGAGTGTTTTCAATCTCGTCGGGGAATTTGAATTCTTGGTTCATATGTCCTCCTTAAGCTGCGCGGGCTATGCCACGTGGATCTTGCACAACGCCTTCGACCGAATCATCATTGATCATTCGGAACTCTCGGCCATGAATTTTTAGGCGTGTGCCTGTATTTGGGCGGACGATAACAAAATCGCCAGTTTTACAACGGGGGCCACTAGGGAACCGCGTTTTATCTTGATAGGCTTCTGGGCCCATCTTGACTACAAACAGCACGGGGGTCAGCACTTCTTCGTAATGCATGGTCTGGCTGTCTTTAATTAATCCAACTTCGCTATCTGCGTACTCTTCCATAGCTTCTGGCACTACGGTGAGGAGCATAAAGCCCGCTGGATCTGGGAGCTGCTTTGCCTTTTCTTCCGCATCCTTGTTGAGAATGCCAGAAAGGTCTACAGCACTGACGTCAAATTCAGTCATCTGATTCTTCCATTTTTTGCATGAGGTCTAATATGAATCCCTTAGCGACCAGCAGACCTTTAATCTCGCCGCAAGTTCCTTTGTATTCCTCAAAGGAAGTGGCTCGGCCTAAGCTGAGTCCTTCTCGGATATACGAAGCCTGTTCGTCAATTTGTTTGACGGCCAATTCAAGTATTGTCATTAATCACCTTTTGTCGGTTTTTCCTTGCCTACCATGTGGGCAGCCTTGAGTCCGTCCGCAAACAGTTTTTGTTTGGTAACCGTGCGTTGGTTTTCTAGATTAGCCACAGTTTTAAGAGAGTCCTGTTTGAGTCGGACTTCTGCTAACTTCCTTTGGTTTTCATTTTCTGCAACAGATTTCAAAGCTCCAATCTTTGCTTGTTGTTCGGCTGTTTTTGCCTGAGAAACAATCCTCTCATGCTCAATCTCTAACTGTTTTAGTCTGAGCTGGGCATCTACCTGATCCTTTTGGACTTTGCGTTGCTGCTCAGCCGCTTTCAACTGCAATTCTTGTTGTTGCATTTGAATAATAGGATCTTGTGCTTGCTGTTGCGCCTGCTGCTGGGCAACATAGGCTTGGTTAGTTTGCAATAATTGCTTGGCCGCCTGAGCCAATAGCGGGGCTAAACGAGCTTCTACCGCAGGATCAAGCTGAACATCTTCTCCGCCTTCATCGTGTTGAGGCGGTAAGTTCATGCCAAGTTGCTGTTCAATCTGCTTTCTGTACTCAAATCCTAAATGTTCATTAATATGAGCCATCATTTGAGCCTGCATCATCTGAGCCATTGGGTTGTTTTGTAGCAACTGCTGGATCTTTGGATCATTCATGGCCGACATATGCACAGTGATGTGGGCTTCGTGATCCTGATACAAGAATGCTTTGACTGGTTTGCCAGACAAAATGTTCTGGTTCTCAGAGACTGGATCCATTGGCTTTTGATCCTCAGACATTGGGATCAACTTCTGGGCATTTTTAATTCCCAAAACATCCAACATCTGACGGTGCAGCAGTGGCATGTTATACATCTGCGGGGCAGACTGAGCCAACTGTAAAACAGCCTGATACTGCACAATCTTCTGCGCCATCGTGGCCGCATTAGGATCTGAGACTGGGATTACATCGCAGTTTTCATAGTCAGATTTTTTAGCCCGACGCGAACCAGACTCTGGGTCATAGTTGTAGTCATCAAGTGCAGACTCAGCAATGATCTCTTTTAATAGACCAAGCTCTTGCTGCATTGAATAGTGAATGCGCGCCTGTACAGCAGACATCACTTTTAACGTGCGCTCTAATATAGCAAGCGTAGTTCCCACTGGGGCTTGGCTAGACATATCAGAGATCTGCAAGTCAGCCGCATTAGCAAACCTACGTCCGTCTTCAATGATCTGGTTCAACAATGCCAGCAATGTTTGGCTTGGCTCTTTGTACGGCAGGGTCATCAAGTTATCTTTGATAGTGCCGCTTGGTACGTCTACATCTCTAAACTCTCCGGGCGCGATAGGTGTATCGTCACCCTTAACCCTCATACCACGGGCTTTAAAGCCTCCGGGTAAATTGGATAAAGTGCCAGCATCAACAAGCTGACGTAACAGAGAGGTTCCAGATTTGGCAAAAGCTCCGACGAGGTGAACCAATCCAAAATGATAAAAGCCAAAACCGGGTACATAACCATAATGAACAAAGTGCTGTAACTTGGTATATAAGTCATCGCCTTCCTTCCAGTTTCTGCGGATTGCTAAAACCTTGCCACTGCTTTTATCAATAGTGACAATGTATGGAATGGCAATTCCCGTAGGTTCGCCGTCTTCGTCCGTATGCTCATAGCCAGCCAAGTCTAGGTCTACGCACATCTCCAGAATCTTGTGGCGGTCATCCGTAGTAGCACGAAATCCCAACTTTTCTGCAATCTTCTTCTCTACTTCGTCCAAGACAATATCTGGCTCACCCAGATCTACATCTCGCCAGAATCCAGAGACTTGCAAGCGACGTACATCGTTGCTAGTCTTACGCATTACATGGGTAACACGCTCAGCAGACTGTAGATTAGACGCGCCATAAGGAACGACTAAGTCCTCAGCGGGGACAAATATAGATACTTGGCGGTCAAGATGCGGGTCAAAGTAGACTTTCTTGAATGCATTACCTGATAGTCCCAAGCCCCACAACATACGCTCATGCTCAGGTCTGTACTCAGTCATCACATCTGTTAACTGGTAGTTCATGTCAACTTGAACACGCTCAGCAGATGCTTTTTTCTCTGGTGTTTCCTTGCCAATGATCTGGGTCTTAACCGGACCAGCAGCGGGGAAAGTAGCCATCATCATCTCTGACTGGAACTTAACAAGTGCTTCAGCCATCAGTGGGTGATACACACCGCAGGCACCTTCCCACGGCTCAGATCTAGTTTCTATCTTTAGACCTAGTAACTCCAAGCCGTCTACATATGTTTGGATCCAATCTTTTCTAGAAGATACGTCTTCTTCATAGTCTGATGTCAATTCTGCGGCCAGTGATCCAAGCACACTCTCTGGCATCTCTTCGGCTAGGTTCATATCAAAGTCAGATTCTTCTGCCGGCATTATGTCTATCTCCATGCCATCAATTGCAATATGAACTTCTTCTGGATTAACAATCTCGATCTCCATGTCGGGCTGATCTGCTAAGGCCTCGATACCTTCTGGAGCTGCGTATAAACCTTTTTCCATTGCCATATATATCCTTAGTAGTATGCGCGTGACTTTTTAAACCCAACGAGATCTTCTTTCTCATCGGAGTCCAATCTTAAAAACCCGCCCTGTCTGAATCGTATCAGAGCCTGTGTAGTGCTGTCCACAAAGTCGTCGTGACTTGCATTAGGAAAAGCTGCTATCTCTTCAATCACCTCAGCCGCCCATCTAGTCTCAGGTGCCCACACTTTACCAGAGCGGAACATATCAGTCACGGAGTTTAATCTCACAAACTTATCATTGCCTCTAGTCGGCGTGAAATCTTGTACAGGAATTCCCATCCTTCGCAGCTCATGAACCAACGGCAAACCAGAAGCCTTGGCCTCAATAATAAAAGCATCAGGCTCCCACTCCTGATAACCAGCCATAGCTCGTTCCTTTAACTCAGGAAACTCCATCCGCTTTTTAAACGCATCCAACAAAATAATGTTCGCATTATTTGGATCTTCGTCTTTATAAAAAACTCCCCAAGTAGTCCGCGCGCAGTAGTCAGACCGCTCATTCTTTGTAAACGCCGTATCCCAAGACTGAATAATAAAGTCACAAGGAGGCGGATCATCTTTTTCCCAGATCTTCCACCAGTCCCTCTTAACTAACGCGCCCTCTTCACCAGTAGGACTCTGCTGATACTGAGCATTCCACTTAGACGGCGGCAGTTCCTCCCTCAAAGCCTCCAATTCAGCCAACGACCAAAACTCTGGCCATAGGGGATTACCACTAGGCATGATTGCGGGCAGTTCTATTAACTCCCAGCTCTCGCCCTTTTCTCTTTGGGCTGCATCTTTTATAACTCGGCCAGTTAAATCGCTATCACCCCATCGGGTCATCACAATAACAATAGCTCCGCCCGGCTGTAAACGCTGACGCGGACCAGATGTGTACCATTCATACACTTTGTCATACACACTAGGATCCCCAGAAGCCAAAGCAGCCTCTTGTTCTGAGTGCGGATCATCAATAATCAGCAAATCAGCACCTTTACCCGTCACAGTACCCCCTACACCAATAGCAAAGTACTCTCCACTCTTATTAGTAGCCCATCTACCGGCTGCTTTCGAGTCTTGGCGTAGTGAAACATCGGGAAAAACCAGTGAATACTGCTCAGAATCCACCAAATTACGGACTTTTCTACCAAAACCCACGGCCAAGTCAGCAGTATTAGATGTTTGAATCACCTTTTTATGGGGATTTAACCCCAAAAACCAGCTCGGCAGCAGATAAGAAGCAAACTCAGACTTAGTATGGCGGGGAGCCATGTTAATAATCAGCCTTTTAATCTTCCCACTAGCAATATCCTCAAACTTCTTAGCCATCAATGCATGGTGCCGACCCCCAACAAAGCCCGGCCACATCATTTTTACATACGCCATGAAAGACTTCTGAGCATTCTCCCGCTCTATAGACTTTTTATAAACATCCACATCCGCTAACAACTTCTCCTGCTCGCTTATAGGAAGCTGAGCCAGCAGTTTCTCCAGCAAATTCTCCGGCGGAGCGACATTTTTATTTTTTTCAGTCACTCTAGATTCCTAAAGTTTATATACACAGGCCGTATCGTCCTACCCTGATTCTTCATCTTCTTAAGCGCGCCGACCTTCACCAATCTATCCACGATCTCACTCGTATTCCCAAGACCCATCTTTCCACGTTGATGCGCGATATCCCTAAGACTAGGACTAAACCCAAATTTCTTCCACCACTCATCCACAATAAGAAAAACTTCCCTCTGCGCTGGCGTCATAACGATCTCCATGCATTCATCATACGATTTATCCTTTTTACTTAATTTCATGTTATTTTTGGCCACTATCAATTCCCCATTTCCAATAGTCAAAACCTATAGAAAATCCAAACCAACATAAACGTTTATGTTGCTTTTCGCTAAAGGTTCTAAAAAAATATATCCCCCTACCCCTTTTGTACTAAAAATCATAGGGGGGGTCTTTCTGTAGGATCATCATCTGATGTGTGAACTAAAGTATCGATGGGGGTATCTGAATTTTCTTGGGATTGATCGTGTGGATTACTATGTATGGTAGTCAGGGACTCCGACTGGCCAATCGGGTGGGTGGGGGTGTCAGGGTCGCCCGCCAACTCTTTCAAGAGGGAGTCGGCCTCGATTTCTACGGCGTCGGTCGCGTTTGATTTCATCATGTCGCGCAACTGCATCATGACGCGCGCGCGTGCGTCTTCGCTACTTGTTATCGTTGTGACTGTTTTTAATTCGGTAAACGCCGCCACTTCGGTAACAGTCCCCAAAACTTTCGCCGCGTTTGTGATCTGTGAAGCGTTTGCATCCTCTGAAGTAATTACATTTACCAGTGATTCAATGACGAGAGCCCTCAAGCCCGCAGCCGTGTAGTATTTCTGAAGCTCAATCGCCCGCTCGAAGGCTTTTATTGTCAGGTCAATACTAGGTTTTTTGCGAAGCTTAGAGGCTTGCACAGCTTGCGTGCGCGGCGTGCCTTTGGCTTTGTATGCTTTGCGATAGGCAGCCGAGCCGCTCGAACCCTTTGCGACTTCAAGCGCGAATGCTTGCATTTTCGGGGTAATTTGCTGCGCTGCTTGTTTACCCATGATATCGACAAAGGGCGTTTGTTCTAACCCTTCGCGTATTTGTTTGCGTGATAGTGTTGGCGTTTTCATGCTGCCGATTATAGGCAGAACAAAAAAGGAAACGCAATAAAACAGATAAAAGGGTTAGCAGCTATATAGCTTGGGTTATATCAGCCCTTTGTATATGAGAACACCCCAAGCCGTTTACCCGCCGCTAAGCTCACCCGATACCGCAGCCGCCGCAGCTATAACCCTACACTATTAAAGGTCTAATAACCCTCAACAACCAAGGGTCTAATATACCTGCTAGTATTGCCCCCAATGCATGAGGTGACTCACTGTATTACTTAACCAACCAAGGACAAACGACATGATTATCACCGACCCTAAAGATATTGAAACCTTCCGTTTGATGACACTTCGCCAAATGCTGAAGCTCGAATTAAACGGCCTCAAAGCAAGCCGAACCAGTGCGCTCGCCATCCTAAAAAGGATGGGTTACAAAGGCACGAAAAAAACAGTATTTGTGCAGCTTAGCAAAGACCTAGGCAAAGAGCCATCACTTGACTATTAAAACCCCGCCCCTTCGGGGGCATAACCCAAAGGACTAAAACCATGACAACCGAAGAAATTTACGAAGCACTTCAGCAAACCAAATACGAAGCCGAATGCAACGCCGCCCACAACATGAAGAGCGGAGGCCATTTCGCCGCCGCGATATCTGAGGCCTACTTCAGAGCCGACAGCAAGAACAAAGACAAGTTAACCACTGCCTTTGCCGACTTGTTTAAAAGATTCAATTATTAACCCGCCGCCCCTTCGGGGGCTAACCAAAGGACACCATGAAAACATTTACAGATTACAGCCAAATACCCGCAGCCGCCTATTACTTGGGCAGCGAAGACGGCAACGGCGAAATGTCGGAAACGCTCGCCGACATGATCGCCGAAGCACTAAGCCCCGCACGCTTACGCGAAGCCGAAGGCAATTACAGCTATTTTGATTTAACCAACTGAAAGGCCACACCATGAGCATTTTCGAAATTCAAGACAACGCGCACCACTTCGGGAAAGCTTACGCATACACCGCAGCCCGCGACTATTACAGCCCATTAAAAGCACTCTATTTGCTTTGGGTTGCCGCTCAGATCACCAAACACCAAAAAGGATAAACCGCCATGAACACAATAACAGTCGAATTAAAAAGCATATACGGCGTGCAAACCATATACCCCGCGTGCCATCAAAGCCGCCTATTTGCAGACATAGCAAACACGAAGACGCTCACCCGCGCAGCCATTGAGAAAATTAAAAAGCTAGGTTACAGCGTGACAGTAAAACAAACCCAACCCGAAACAATCTAAAGGACAAACGCCATGAACAAATTAAGCCCCGCAGAACAAAGCCGCGCCGAAGGTTTAGCCGTGTCGATTATCAACGCAGCCGACACCTACAAACAACGGCAGCACCTAGCCGCCGTATCGTTTACCCGCGAAATCCCCGAATATTTGGAATTAGCCCGCGAGCAAGCCGAAATTGAGCGCGTGCAATTTAAGACCAAATACAAAGTAAGGGAAATAAAAGCCGCCGCCGCGATAGCTTTAGAGCATGACAGGCAGCATATGCGCGAAATTATCCGCGACAAAGTAAAAGACGGCGCAGAGATAAGCGCAAACGCCCGCCTATGGTTTGACAAAATCAACGGCAACACATACCACAGCGTAAGAATGACAGTCGCGGGTGTCGGCGTTTATATTCCCATGCAATACGGATATGGCGATCAATGGCGGCAGTCATCCGCCGAATGGCTTTGGGATAACGGCATTATTGACAAGGATTATTGGCCAAACGGCAACGCGAGATATTCAGAGACATACAGCCGCATAAATTGGGGCAGCGCGATCGACTCATTAAAACGCGAACTTTAAAAAGGCCAAACCATGAAACCGAATTATCTTTTTTACTTTGAAAACGAACCCGCAAGGGTTGCCGTTGACAGCCGCCAACGCACCGCCCGAATGCTTCGCAGCTACCGCAGCAAGCCCGCCGACTATCAGATCACCCGCACCGCGCCGAACTCTTACAGGGTAAGGGTAAAGGGTTTCACCGATTCAATAATCATCCATTCTCAGGAGTTTATAAATTGACACGCCAACAGCAAGCCCAAGAACTGCGCGACCGCGCCGCCTATTACTTCGCACGATACGAGCTAGAGGGTAAACGAAACCCAAGCGATTTAGTCCACGCCAACGCCTTAAACGCCGAAGCCGAAGGGCTAAGCCCGCGAGACCCGCGACAGGCAGACGAAGCCGCCGCGTTTTCACTCACGCACCCAACGCCGCCCGCAGCTAAAGACACAACCCGCCCCCTATTTTGAAAGGCCAAACCATGCACAGCCCCGCCCCTTGGAAAATTGAAGACGGCGAAAGCCGCCGCGTTTATTTAATCAACGACAGCAAAGGCCACGCAGTCGGCGAGATTGTCTACGCAGACACGCGCAGCAGCTCAGATGCTCAGCTTATAGCCGCCGCGCCTGATTTGTTGCAGCTAGTCGAAGAACTACTAACCCAACATATCGCGCACCATAACCAACCGATCCACGCCAAAGCCCGCAAACTTTTAAACCAACTAAAGGCCGCCCAATGAAAACCGCATACATACAAACCCACAGCACCCGCGCAGACGGCACGCGCGACAGCTTCGCCACAATAGCCGTTGACCTTAAGGATGCCCCGCTTTGGTGGCATGAAAAGGGATTACAACAGACCGCGAGCGGATACGGCAGCCGACTAACAACGCCTTACATGGTAAGGTTTAACGACAAGTGGCGGCGCGTTTACTGTATCCAATATTCAAACGCGGGCGTTTTATATATTGGTAAGCTATCCGATAATTTGATTGTGAACATTCACTAAAGGGATGCCATGAAACACACCGAAGCCGACTATATAAACCACGGCGCGAGATACCAACGCGCCGCGCCTGAGAAAAGCCGCGCAGTAGCTGAGAAAATCCGCGCCATGCTAGACAGCGAAGACCCGAAAGACAGACCCGAAGCCCGCCGACTAATCGACTTAGGCCGCGCCGAAGTTCAATAACCCACCATGATGCAAGGTTATCTTAAGGATGCCTTGCATTATCCAATATACCTGTTATAAACACGACTCACCCAACACCTATATCTAAAGGATGCCGACCATGAACGAATACAAAGCTAACGGATTTGAAGACCGCCGCGCCTATCTTGAATCATTGTGTGAAGAATACGACCGCACCATTGTTTACGCGCTCGCGGGAATGCTTGGGGCTAACGAAGATTTTGATGGCCTCATTACCTCATTAGAAGATTACGCCGAAGAATATTAAGGATGCCAACTATGCACGAAGAATTCCGCCCTATGGCAATCCGCATGAGCAATGCGGATGCATGGCTAATCATTACTTTGATGGATGCCGCGCAGATTGACCGCGACTCCGCCATTAAAGCTGCCAACTACTACATCAAACACAAAATCGCAAAGATGGATGTTGCCCACGGCAAGTATTCATTTAAGCATGGCGTGTTTTTAGATGCCGCCATTATTAAAAACGCTTCTACCCTTTAAGGATGCCAACCATGTTCACATACATAGCTTTTTATCGCGGGAAACAAATAAAGGTTAAAGCTTTGCGCTCATTTGACGCGCAAGAAATAGCAGCCAAACAATTTAAAGCTCGCAAGTCTTACGAAGTAACTGTAATGCTCGCCGCCAAAGGTGACGAACCAGTTATCCATGATGCTGCAATTATTTAAGGATGCCGACCATGCAAGCTTACGAGACAGTTTACAAAGTGCAATGTAAAACCGCTTCGGTTTTAAAAAACATTTGGAACTTACCCGACAACCTCGCCACTACAACCGATCACCCCATGATGCTATTCCGATTAGTCCCCGCGTATAGATGCGCTAAGTCTATTCAGCTTCGCAAAATGGTAGCGGATAAGGTGCGCGAGATACGCAAACAAACCAAACAAATTTAAGGATGCCGACCATGAAAACATTTCAATTATTTGCAACTGTTAGCTATGAATATTTTGTTGAAGCTGAAACCCTTGAAGAGGCGCAGACAAAAATCATAGAGCAGCAACTCGAACCCGACAGCGAAGAGCTAGTCGAATGGACTTATGCCGATCAACATGACGGCGTTAACTGGACATATGAACCAGTTACTAACTCTTAAGGATGCCGCCATGCAATACCACTATAAAGATTTCACCATCATTGTTGAGAGAGGGCGAGAAACTGATCGCGCTTTTTGGACAGATGGGGATATGAGCGAGAGCAGAAGATTCTCAGGCTATACGCGAAGAGAACTGTTAGACATAGTGAAAGAAGAAATCAACCAATCTAAAGGAGTTAATCATGCCCAACTGGTGTAACAACACAATGACCATTTCCCACAATGACCCCGCCATGATCGCGCGTGCGCGTGCAGCATGGATGAACCACAAATTCTTAAGTGAATTTATCCCATGCCCGCAAGAACTGATAGACACGATAGAGGGATTTGTAGGCGAAGATAAACAGGCCGAACTAAAGGCCAAGCAAGCCGCCAATATTAAGAAGTATGGATACCCGACATGGTATCGGTTTGCCTTGGGTGAATGGGGAACTAAATGGGATATCGGATATGACAACGCTTATGACAACAACCCATATGACGAAACGCCTAACAGCTTTACCGCTTACTTTGATTCAGCGTGGTCTCCCCCGACAGATGCCTATTACAAGCTAGAAGAAATGGGCTTCAAGATCAAAGCCACTTATTACGAGGGCGGCTGCAACTTTATCGGCGAGTTTATAGACGGCGAAGATCACAGCTATAAAACTGAAGGATGCCCCGATCATTTGAGAGAGGCATACGCCATTGAAGAGTTAGAAGAAGAAGAGGAATAAGCCATGATTTACCGCGTATATAACCACAACTTCACCCTACTAGGCGAATTCAAAACCAAGAAAGAGGCAGAGAAAGAGGCCAAGTTTTATAGGGACATGACAGGCAATCCCGCATTTGTAGAAAAGGAAACAGCATGAAACTATCACCAACCGAAAGGGTAACTACTAGCGTTGACCGACCGCTTTACCCTACTGATAACCGCATCATTGTTGACTTTAATGTCTATGACTTTGAGGCTGACGAAGTAACACAAGTAGGCGGGCATTTATGCCTACGGCAGAGTGACGAAGACCAAGAATTTAATGTTGTCATTTTTAATGCGAATGGGGATGTAATCTCACAAACCCGCATCCCTTATCAATTTATAGAGGCCGAGAAGCTATGACTACCTATATTGAACGCACCAATACAGAGAACACTGGCGGCGGCAGCATGGTGGACTTCGTGATTCTGAAAGACGGCAGATGCATTGGCATAAGTGACGAATGCCTAGTGATCTATCCATCTTATGAATTGTTTTATGAGTGCGAGAGTGCAGACCTACCGATTCTCCGCTTTGACCCGCCGCTTGGACAGAAGAAAAAGTTTAAGGTGAGAGCTTCATTTATTAGCTATGCGACTGTGGAAATAGAAGCTAAAGACGAAGAGCAAGCCGAACAGATCGCAGCAATTACGCACAAGGACAATTTTGTCCTAGCTAGTGATGAGTTTTTTGACTGGAACATTACCGAAGTAAAGGAGATCGAATGAGAACCTACACCAAGGAAGAGCTGCAAGCTATTGCAGAGAACGGCCTACACGCGGCTTGCTCAAGTATGCAATATGCTATCGGGCAGAAGTATGGCGATATTGCAGCCATGTTTTTTACAGGGTCGGCAGAGGATGAAATCCATGCCGTTTTTATGGACTATTTGAAGTGTGAACTTACATTTATGGAGACCACAACATGAACGCACAATATTTTGTAGAGTTTGATCAACTGGTAGAAGATCACGGCGAAGCTGAAGCCATGATTTTATTTGAGCAATACAAATCTACGCCGCCCAAGGCAGTAGTGGATAGGGACTTTGGAGATCATATAGTTAAGCAGCTACCCGAAGGGGCGGCTGTGCTTAGGGATGCCAAATGGGGGCTAGAAAACCCCGACTCAAATACCTATGTGCTTTGGTGCTATCAGTATTACTTTGACTTCCCGACCATAAACAGCAAGGGTATGTTTGAGATAGGTGACTATCACTATTATGTGAGAGTGGATGACTGTGATGACGGCGGCGAAACTTTTTTAGGCCAGTATGAAGCTATCGAATATCTAAAAGAAACCATTGAGAAGATGGGGGTAACAGCATGAAGTTAACAGAGCAAGCAGCATTTGTCGAAGCCTTTGCAAAAAATGTTGCAACCTTACCTAGAGATTATGTTGCCGACTTTTTAAGGCAGTATTTTTTAGACGATAAAAGAGATTATGGCTATGAAGAATCAGTTATTGTTGATTCACTATTGATGTGGAATGACGCTATCAAATGGCGATTAGAGCAACTTAAAGAAGGAGTAGAAGCATGACTAATTCAGAACTTAAACAAAAGCTTGAGCAAGCACAAGCACTGCTTTCTGATGTTTACCATTGGGCATCAACCCCAATGACCAATGGCTTGCAAGTCTCGCCATTACAAACGAACGCCGAGATCGCATCCGTGATGAGCTGTGCAGATGGCTGCATTTGGGAAGCAATAGATTTTCTAGAGGAGTCAGCATGAGAGCGTCAGAACATTTTGCACTTAACCAATGGCTAACCGAATACCCCGACTGGTCTTATGACGGCATACTGGTCGAGCTGCAACAGGGACACAACAAATGGGTGCATGAAGACATAACTGTATGGGAAGTTGTCGAGGACTACGAGCTGAGCGTAATAGCAGAGTTCATAGAAGACACGCGCAAAGCATTTGAGCGGGCAACCGCAGAGGTAACAGCATGAAAACATACCATGTATTAGCTTCTTACACCGCTTACTGCTCAGTCCATATTGAGGCCGAGAATGAAGACGAAGCCTATGAGAAAGCCACGCAGATGGATGGGGGAGACTTCAGCACCGACACTTACGGCGAGTGGAACATTGACCAAGTTGTAGAGGAAGAAGAATGCAAACAAGAATAGATAACGCCCTAAAGGGGCTGAATAAGAACACAATACGCTATGACGGCCTTGATGTAGCGATCATTGACCAGCTCGCCGACATACAGCACCTATGCGAAGCCAAGGAGATTAGCTTCGTTGATGTTTTAAGAACCGCACACTGCCATTATCTTCAAGAAAGAAAAGATGGAAAAGACTAAAGAGAAAGCAGCCCGCACCTTATTCGCCATCTTTTTGATGGAGGATGAGGATGGGCAGATTACTGTGCGCTCTGACTACCTAGGCCAAGGGAAGAACTCCTATGACCTAGGCACAGACATTATTGATAGGCTGCATTTCATAGCCCATCACTCCGACAAGCTACGAGTCGAGAAGCTGATGATGGCCTCATACCCTAACTGACTTGAGCAGAGACTGGGCAAACTTAAAGCTGCCGAGCCTTTGATGGGTGTCGTTAGCATCCTCCCCTACCATGTCGCTCATCCAATAATCCCACCCTATTTCCTTGGCCACCCGCTCTCCCGTTCCTGACGCATCATTGTCTGCCACGACATAGCCATTACTTAGGGATGCCGCGATCTTTACCATGTTCCCCGCAGAAAAACAAACATGGATGCAATACCTTCTCTTCATATTTTTTAAGGCTGCCCTAATGCTTAGTGCGGTAGCGTAGCCCTCACAAAGAATGTTCGCCCCCTTATTGTCAAAGCTGAAGGATGCCGAGCTTGTCCGCTGACCGAAGAGAAACTTCTTGCCACCCTCTTCGTCTATCAACTGACAGCCGACAAGAGATCCCTCGACACGCATGGGTATGACCATGATCTTCTTACCCTCATTGAGCCATACATTAGTTTCCTCATCCTTGAATCCCTTTTTGATTAGATATGGATGGGTAGAGAACTTGCACTGATTGAGTAGCCATGCCGCCTTGTTTGCTGCTTGCCGTTGGTCTTGCTGCTTTTTGAACTCAGCCTCCCGCACATCACGCATGATCTGCGCTGAGTCATAGCTCTCAGTATCAGACTTCCATATGGATACCTCTATATCCGTGGCGTGGTTCTGAACGAAGGCATAGTTACCCATGAACTTGACCGCCCCATTCCTACTTCTAGGGTGATCGACTGTGGGGAAACGCCTCCATATTCCAACCTGTGGCACATGGTCTATAAGGATGCCGTGAGCTTTACAGTAATTAAGTAGATCCATTATGTCTTACCCTTGCCCTTGAGATACCTGATGAGTGATGCCTTGGCATCTCTCTCGAACTGATCTGATGGAGTCATTGGCTCTTTGTGCAATGCTTTAGGCCATACGCCGAACTTGGTTTTGTATGCAGCCAATGCCCGCTTCTCATTCCATCCATGATATTTAATCTTGAACTGACACATAGACCAGTAGTCTTGCTTGTTGTCTAACTTGTTAGCAGTCTTCAGCTCATGCAGCTCACCCGCTACCGCCTCCACCTGATTCTTGCGCTCTCGCACAAACCCGCAGCTTAGGCAAACATCTGAGTAGTTCTGCCATACATGGGCGCACCGAGGACAGCACGATTCCTTTTTCTCTTTGTCTGTCTTTTCTTTCTTGGTCTTCTCTCGGCCTTCGTCTAGTTCATGCACGCCGTTGTTATATACATCATCCCAGTCTTCTTGAAATCGTAAGTAGTTTCCCGAATGGTCAAGCCATACTGCAAACGGCTTCTCCTCTGGTGCGTGCGGCATACCGCGCATAACCCTGCCCATCTGCTGAATGTGGCTCGATAGTGACTTGGAGAATGGGCGAGCTGATATCCCGATCATTACGTCACTCACATCAAATCCTTTTGTCAGGATGTCTGTGGCTATGAGGCCGTTGATCTCTGTGTCTGGTTTGGCAAAGTCTTCAATGACGTCTGCCTTGAACTGATCATCATCCTTGTAGCTAATGCTTATAAAGTTATAGCCCGCATCTGCAAACTTCTTGGCCAAGTCTGCGCCGTGGTTTACACCCGAACAGAACACAATAGTCTTGCGAGCTTTGCCAAAGATCTCATGGGTTTTCTTTACCCACTCTGCAACGATATCGCCTGTGATCTTCATGCCCCGCGTGGTGCTTTCCTTTGCCGACCATTCACCCGCCACCAGCTTCGCGCCTGTCATGTCTATCTCTTTGGCAATGAACACGCGCAGAGGGACAAGCACTTTCTGATCTACCAGTTCTCTAGTAGTGATGGTGCTAATTACCCCGTCGTATATCTTGCCTAGCCCCTTGGTAAAAGGTGTAGCTGTTAGGCCAATGACCTTCACATCAGGATTGTTCTTAATGAACTCGACTGTCTGCGCCCGCGTTGTGTGGCATTCATCCACGACAAGCAGCTTGAGGTCAGGGAAGTCACCGCGCTTCTCTAGCGTCTGAGCCGAACAGATCTGTATGTTTTCATACGGTCTGAACCGCCAGTGACCCGCCTGTAATACACCATGAGGAATGCTGTATTTCTCTAAGCGTTGGCTTGTCTGGTCACACAGAATAATCCTGTCAAGAATCATTGCTGAATTGTTTTTCTTATCTCGCGTAGCATCTAGCAAAGCAATAGCCATCTCCGTCTTACCCGCCCCCGTGGGGGCATAAAGAATCTGAGTGCGGCGGCCTGCTGCAAACCCATTACGCAAAGCAACAAGAGTGTCGGCCTGATACGGCCTAAGATCTAATCCCATAATTTCTCCACTGTCGGCACACAAGCCAGCCGACTTTGGCTAAACCAACCTAAACGTTTATGTTGCTTGAAGTTTGTCTATCTTCTTTTGCAGCATCTTGATCTGTGATTTCATCTGAGCATTCTCTGATTGGAATGTGTCACGGCTCTGCTTCACCGCCACCAGTTCAATCTTAGTGATGCGTAGTTCCTCACGCAAAGACTCAATAGTTTCTTTGGCTAGGTTCTTCTCTGCCGCAGTCCCGCTCATAGCCGCTAGTGCCACGCGCTCTGTTAGCTTTTCGTTCTCAGCAATCAGTTCATCAATAGCCGCTTGCTTCTCGTCTACCCCATCATCTTCAATCACTGGCTCTTCTTCCTTCTTGGGCTTCGGTGGTGCTTTCTTAGTCATCACTTTGCCAGTGGCAGTCTTATATTTACGCTCTTCGGGTGCTGCATCTCCGCGCATACTTGCAACCAAAGTAACTGATACCTTGCAATGACGGGCTATCTCTGCATTACTCCAGTCTTGCCATTCAAAATCATCTAGCATCATCTGCACAGCTTTGCGCTTGTCTGCGTTGGTGCGTGGTAAACCATGCTCTGCGTTGGCACTGATAGCATAAAGTAATGCTGCTCTTGCAGTTCCCTTCTCTACATCTGCACTGATACTGCCCTGACCCGCTTGTTTGTGGGCGTGATAGCGGTGAAAACCATCTGCCAACCAGTAGCTAACTCCGTCAAAGAATACCCTGACTGCTGGAAAAGATACGCCAGACTCAACCAGTTCCGCATACTCACTTACCTTTGTCTGATTGATCTCAGCTCGGCATTGAGTGCCGCCATCAATACGGATGACATCTATGCCTAATAACTTACGTTCCATTGTGTGTTTCCTTCATGTTCCAACCGATTAAAAAATACCGCCATTTAGTTTGAATATTGACGTTTGTATACTTCTTGCCGTTCCAGTAAACCTGTTTACCTTTTGACTGCATTAGTGATTCAAATACTTGTCGAGCTTTAGTCATCTGCTGGAAACTCCTTATGCCCGCAAGCTTCACAATAGAAGTAACTAATGTGTGAAAGCATATCTCCGCCGCACTTAGGGCAAGAGTCATCATCATCCATCTCTAGCTCATCAAATGCTGCTTCAAGTTTCTTTTGATCGGTCATCTATTCCTCGCTTCCTAATAATTACAGCCGCCACTAATGTGCCAAGGCCGTCTATCCCCGCCTGCTCACAAGCATTAGCGCATTCCTCTCTTTCGTTCTCAGCACCCAACTCCCAAGCATTTACAGCTAGGGTTACGGCGTTCTCGTCTACGCCTGCGCTGCGTAAAAGCGAAACCATCTCTTCTTTTTTCATTCGTCTAACCCCTTTAAATACTCCGACCAAATAAGTGCGCCTACAAAAAACACTGCCAGCAGTGCGCCGAGGCATAGCAAAAATACTGTCCAAACTATTGATTCAAGCATCTTGTTCTCCCAGTTCTGCAAGTTTCTCTTCAAGCCTATGGATGCGCTGACGGTTGTATTCAACAACGCTCATTGCATACTCAAGCGATTTCTCTGCTTGCATCTTGCATATAGTTGCATCACGCATCTCTATGTCAATGATTTCTTTCAGTGTGCGTGGTCGCAACATATCTTTGATAAAAGACACTATGGTTTCTCGTTTAGTCATGTGTTCTTCTCCTTGAGTTTTTTCTCTGTTAGTTTTTGCACAACCTCCGCAAAGGTGTACGCTGTCTCTCTTACATCACCTTTATGATTCATAAAAGTTGGTGGTGCAGTAACCAAAACAAACAACCGCTCTTCATCCGTCAGCCCAACCCAAGGTTTTTTGTAGTCTTGGATGTCATCGTCTTCTTCTACCCTTACTCGCGTCGTCTTGTTGTCTTTCGTACCAAATATCTGATGGCACACTTCAATAGGTAAGGCACCCATGTGGTTTGGGTTGTGTTCAATCCACTCGTCGATTGTTTTATAAATCATCTTCTGTTTCTCCCCACATTGCTTCGTCAATTAACTGACGCTTTACTAACTCTAATACGCCAATCACAGTGGATGTGTACAGCGTCTCGTCATACTTGTGTATCACTTCTAGCAGTTCATCTACTAAACCGCCAGCGACTTTGCCTTGGTTAAGAATCATGCGTTCTTCTCCTTGTTTCTGTCCCACTGTTCTCCAAACAATTCGTCACCCATAGCCCACTGCAAAAGCATGGTGTACATAAGTCCAGAGTCACCGTTAGTTTCATAAGACCGCTCCGCCCAGTACAGGCTGTTGTTCTTTGCGCCTTCTATGTATTGCTCTCTAGTTTGGTTCATGCTTTCCCCCTTGCTCTGATTCGTTCTGCAATAACTTGTGATGGGTGAGGCCAACCCACCGCCCACTCGTCTGCAATCTTTGCACACGCCTCTCGCTCCTCCAACACAGGCTCACGCTCAGGCAACGGATGCCCCGATAGTTTGTATGCTTCATCACGCCATATCTGTGCGCGTTGTTTGTGGTACTCGCAGTGTGGACATTCAGCCATTGTTCTTCTCCAACTCAGCAACTCTGTCGGACAAGACGCGCACAAGCTCCGTCAGCACAGCGACTTCCGCAATAAGTTGTTCTCTTGTTGGTATCTTTATATCTCGCACATAGTCTTGCTTGATGCGAGACTCCATCTCTATGCGGTTGAACTCTTCGTCTTCTGCTGTCATTCTTGCTCCTTCACAAACATAAGTAATGTGTTGCAGTCCCTAATGATTTCT